GCGATTCCAGCGCATTTGCTGGTGTGTTAGGGGCTTGCTCATGCCGCGATCCTAACATCTCGGATGAACCGGCGTCGCCACCCAAGTTTCAAGCTGGCGGCGTAGCCAAGGCACAGTCTGCGTCGCGTGACCGTCTCGCGGGCAAAGCCTAGATGGCTGGCAATCTCGCCGTCTGAATATCCGGCTCCAGCCATACGGCGCAAAGTGGCGGTGTCGTTTGCGGTCCAGAGTCTGCCGTTCAAATGCGCCTCCCGTAAGACCAATTGGGATCGACAATGATTTCCGGCTGCGGCACGTCTATCACCTCGCCTGTTTCGTCCATGACGACGATCCACATACGGTGGCCGTCAATGCCGCACTCTTTCCAGGCGTAGCACCAGCCGCGCCCGCTCTTGGCCTCAACACCTGTCGGCAAGGTGTCGGTCATGACGGTTACAGGAATTGGTGGATCAAGACGGAGCATGAATGCGCTTTCCGACGCGATGGACGCGCCCTCGATGGATTTCGCCTCGGTAGTAAAAAAATTCCCAGCGCCATTCTCCGGGGTATTCTTTCATTGGAGCCCAGCGGGCGGGCTGCCAGTCTTCATCTGCAACGCGCTTGACCCAGTACCAGCCGGGGTTTCTGAAAGTCATTTCCCCTCCTCTGCGGTATGTGTGAGGAGCGCAGCGCGGGCGCGCATCGAGGCTTTCCCAAGCTCGCGCGCAGCCTTCGCGACGATCTCCACCAGTTCCTTGTTGTCGTCGGGGTTGCTCATGCGTTCCCCATAAAGGCTTTGCGGTTCATTGCATGGCCTCGCTTCGCCAGTTGCTCAGGACAGAGGCGGGAGCCCTGCACCCCGGCTCGGTCGGATCTGGCCCCCAATCGCCTCGATTCCAGAAGCGCCCAGGACGCCAGCCACGCAATCTCGCGCTCCATTGGCTGTCTCCGTCGCGGGAAGTCGGCAAAGCCTCTGTACGGTCAAATTTACCGGCCTGCGGGCGGCGGAAATTGCTCTCGTTGCGGCACCAGTACTGAAAGCCCTTGTCCCAATCGAGCGCAAGCGTGCCTTTGGACTGATGGTGCAAGCGGAACCGTGCGGCGGTGTCGGCTGGGTCTGCACAGCCCTGCGCTCTGGCGTATTCCAGTTGCTCGGCAATCGGAGCCCAATCTTCCGGCAACTTCGACTTGCGCTTTGCCTTCCCGCCATCGGCGGAACAATCGTTAGATTGTTTTTCCTTTCCTTCCCTTTCCTTTCCTTCCCTTCCTACCTGCGCGTCACTGACGCGTGCCTGACGCGTGCCTGACGCGTCGTCGTCTGGGCTTGGTAGGGTCGATGCAGCCTCGCGCGGATTGACGTGCTGGTGCTTTAGGAAGGTGGGGATATGCGCCAGGGTATCGCCATACATGACGACTAGTCCGGCATCCCTTAGTTCCTCGCAGACAGTTTCGATCTCGCAGTCATCTTCCGGCAAATAGCGGCGCTTGAACGTGCGCGGCGCCCAGACAAGCCGCCCTTCCCTGTCGGCCTCGCACCACAAGCCGACGTAGAGCAGCCGGGCAAGCGGGCTCAGTGAACAGGTGTCATCGCTGGTGAAGAACTCCGGCTTTATGGTTCTGATCCTAGCCATTCGCTCCCCTCCTCAACTCGGCGTGCGCGGCGGCAGAGCCCAGCGCCTTGCGGATCTTCTCGAATAGGCCCGATTCCGGCGTGCCTCGCATCGGCCGCTTGCGCGGCGGGCGGCCTTGGGTCTTGACGCAGGAACGGCCCCGCGTGAGTGCTTCCAGCACTTGCGCCTGGAAGGCTGGGTCGTCTTGCATTCTTGCCTTCAAGGCTGCGCTTGTCTTAGCGCGCGTCTCCGGGGAGGGGCTGAAGCCTTTGGGCCTGGGCATCTAGCTAATCCTCACATCTATTCCGTGAACGGACTTCATGAGGTGGCGCTTGATGCGCGAGACGGGCGTGTCGCGGCCTTTGGCGTCCTCGATAATGAAGTGGCCAGCTTTGCCATCAAAATATCGAAAGTCCGCCACATAGCGGAGCGCCGTCTTTTTGCGCTTCTCGCCGTAAAGGTTGACCGCAGGCGCAAGCACAAAGGTCAACTGCCGCTCTAGCTGGCTGATCTGGCCGCCCTTTTCCAGGGCCTGCAGATCGCGCCAGCGGTTCGCCTCTCGCACGCTGTCAAACGTGATGCCGTCCACAACGGTCTTGCGGGCACCGTACTTATTGCGCGCCACTATCGCCTCCACCGCGCTGCGGCTACAGCAGCAGCACGGGCGGCTATCAGGTCAAAGCGTGCCTTGTGGGAGCGCGTGCGGTTGTATCGAGCCTGGGCCTTGTCGGCTTGAAGCTCGGCAAGAATTAGCTTCGCGGCGGGGCAACGGCGGCGAGTCATGCTGCCACTGCGTCAAACAGAGTTGCGGCGCTGGCCTCCACGTCGCCCAGAGTGCGGCAAGCCTGATTAAAGTATTCGGGCTTCAACTCTACGCCGATAAATCGACGCTTCGCCTTGAGTGAGCAATAGCCCTCGCTGCCTATGCCCATAAACGGGCTCAGGACCACATCGCCTGGGTTGGACCACATGACCAGCGCCCGGTCGATCACGTCAAGCTGCAGCGGGCAAAGGTGGCGCTCGTCGTTGGCATTGCGCGCGGCCTTCACGTTCAGAACGCGCGTCTGGTTGACACTCATCCATACCGGCGACGCCCATTCCTGCCACTGATCCAGCGGGAAATTCTCTGGCGTGTGATTGATTGGCTCGGCATTGTCGCCCGGCTTGACGAACGTCATCAGATAGTCCGGCATACCTCCTCGGCTTTTGGCGCTGTCCTTCTGCAACTGCTTGTAAAGCAGGCCGACGTGCTTCGTGCGCGTCATCTCGACTACCGGGCATTTCCAGATCGTGCGGCGCGAGTGCAGTATCCACCCGGCATCCTCGTGGATGCGGATGATGTCTCCGCTGAAATCCTTGATCCCGACCGCGCCGTCCTTCCACTTGGTTAGCGGCAGGTCGGAGCAATGCACCGCAGTCAACCGGCCGGGCTTGGTCACGCGCAGCTTCTCGCGGACCAGAAACGCATACTGGTCACGAAACTGCTCGTCAGTGCTGTTGCCCATGTCGGATATGCTTTCCGAGTACACGAACAGGGAGCCGAACGGCGGCGAGTAAACAGAAAAGCCGACGCTGTTGTCCGGCAACTGGCCGACCACGTCGACACAATCACCATGATACGCGGCGAACCTGTCGCCGTGCTTCTCGTTCAGGCAGCGGATCGTAGCCATGCCGGTGTCCTCCCCTCATGCTTCGGCTGATATTCAACAAGGCGGCGCGTGGCTTGTGTCGTGGCGCGCTTCATCGCGGCGGCCATCGCGCGCTTCATGCTGGCGTGTTCGTCGGCCTTCCGGTCGATCACGCGCCCGATCTGATCCTCGCCTTCAGCGACAATGATATGGGCCTCGACGGTCTTGGTTTGGCCGAAGCGCCAGCACCTGCGCACTGCCTGATACCAAGCCTCGTAGCTGAAGCTGCGGCCCACAAAGGCCATCCTGGCGCAATGCTGCCAGTTGAGCCCCATGCCAGCCACGCTGGGCTTCGTAATGATGACGCGGGCTGATCCGTCCGCGAACGCCGCGAGGTTTTCTTCCTTGCGCTCGATCGGCATGGAACCGCGTACCTCGATCGCATCGGGGATGCGCTGGGCGATGGCGTCTGCCTCATAGTCCGTGTCGCACCAGACGACCCACGGCTGAGTGCTGGTATCGACCAGCCGCGCCGCCTCATCCGCTCGTGCGGATGCCGTCTGCCTCTTCGTGGCGTGCATCGACGTGGCGGACATTTCCATCGCGAACAGGCTGCCGTCCATCGGCTTTACTTCGCCATACGCTGCCTTATGCCGAATGATCTTTAATTCCGGCAGGACGTAGCGCGCGCCGTCAAATCCCAGATCGTCCGGCGACTGTGCCATCCTCGACCAAGACGCCATCCATTCCCAAAAGGAATTCTCTGCGTGCTTCTTCAAGCGCCACGTCTGCGACGCAGTTGAGGCGTCGTTGATGAAGAAGCGGGACAGCATTTCGTTCCCGTTCATCGCGCCGAGGAATTCGGACTGCTGGCCCAGCTCCATGTGATCGTTAGGCGCCGGGGTCGCAGTCGCGGCCATCTTGAACCGATGATCTCGGAAGGTCTCAATCAGCGCGCGGGTCGTCTTGCCGCTGAAGTTCTTGAGAATGCTCGCTTCGTCTAGTGACACCACTCCGAACGCATCCGGCTCGATCCGGTCCAGCCGGTCATAGTTGCAGATGTTGATGCCGGCGCGTGCTTCCGACTGGTCGCGGATAACGCGGGCGTCGTAGCCTCGGGCGTGCGCCTCACGCTCCATCTGCCGGGCGACCGCAAGCGGCGTCAGGATCAGCGCGCGGCCATTGCTGGCCCGCATCGCCTTATCTGCCCACTCAAGCTGGCAGAACGTCTTGCCTAATCCTGTGTCTAGATAGAGCCCGCACCTTCCCTGCCGTAGCGCGAACTCGACGCACGCGGCCTGGAAG